AAAGTCTGGTAGTAATGATCTTACCGCAAGTTGTGATCCCGAACCAGAACATTTTTTTCTTAACGGTGGACCTTTTTCTAATAGAAATTACTTTTTGGAAAAGGATGCACTTATTATGAATTTTATTGAGAGTATCGAATGAAGTCTTACTCTCAGAAGTCGCTTAAGACCCCTTGCCGATACCCCGGAGGAAAGTCCCGTGCCTGCGTCAAGATGGATGCTTACTTTCCAGATCTCCGCAACTATGATGAGTTCCGAGAACCATTTCTGGGTGGGGGAAGTGTTGCCATTCATATTACCAAGAAATATCCTTACCTGGACATTTGGGTCAATGACCTTTACGAACCTCTTGTAAACTTCTGGCAACAACTCCAGATGTTTGGGTATGATTTAAAAAGTGAATTGGTAGATTTAAAAACAGCAAATAATACACCAGAACTTGCAAGAGAACTTTTTATAAAATCAAAGGAGAATATTAATGATGAGTCTGAATCGAACTTTAATCGTGCTGTCAGTTTCTATATTGTTAATAAATGTTCTTTTAGTGGTCTTACCGAAAGTTCATCTTTTTCTGAGCAAGCAAGTAACTCTAATTTCTCTTTGAGAGGAATCTACAAATTGCCCGAGTATTCCAAGTTAATTGCTAAGTGGCGTATAACTAACTATTCCTATGATTATCTGATGGATGGAAACAAGAGTGCTTTTATGTATCTCGATCCTCCTTATGACATTAAGGATAATCTCTATGGGAGAAAAGGATCAATGCACAAAGGATTTGATCACGATAAGTTTGCTGCTGATTGTGATGCTAATAATATGGATCAATTAATAAGTTATAATTCAGACCAACTTGTAAAGGATAGGTTTAAGAACTGGAATGCTGCTGAGTTTGATTTAACTTACACAATGCGTTCTGTTGGTGAATATATGCGAGAGCAAAAACAACGTAAAGAACTATTACTTTTTAATTATGGAATTGAAGGACTGGTTAAACTCGATCAACCAAACTAAGCAACATTTGATTGATGAAGATCCTTCACTTGAGAAGGAATATGCTCCTTATATTATCAATCGTTGTTTTTCTGGACATATTGATTCAATTATGTTTGCGAATGAAATGAATCGGTATCATTTTCTTTCAAAGAAAATGCAATATGATTTTTTGCTAAATAGTCTGAGGAAAAAGAAGAGATTTTCTCCCTGGCTCCGACAAGATAAAATCAAAGATCTTGATTATGTCAAGAGTTATTATGGTTATAGTAATGAAAAGGCAAAACAGGCTTTGAGAATTCTTTCAAAAGAACAACTTACTTTTATAAAATCGAAATTTGAAACTGGAGGAAAACAATGAGTGTCGTTCAAGAACCTATTGTAAACTGGATGCCTAATATGATGGTTGAAGTTTTGTTGAATGAACCTGATGACTTTTTGAAAGTTCGTGAGACTTTGACTCGTATCGGGGTTGCTTCAAGAAAGGAAAAGAAAATCTATCAATCTTGCCACATTCTTCATAAGCAAGGTAAATATTTTATTGTCCACTTTAAAGAACTTTTTGCTCTGGATGGTAAACACGCTAACTTAACTGTAAATGATGTTCAGCGTCGTAATCGCATTGCTCAACTAATTGCAGATTGGGGTTTGATTACAATTGTGGATGTTAGTAAAATTCAAGACATTGCTCCTTTGAATCAGATCAAAGTTCTTGCTTATAAGGACAAAGGAGATTGGATTCTGGAAACCAAATATAATATTGGTGCTAAAAAGAAAAGGGACGAAGAAACCGAATGATTTTGTAGGGAGTTCAACACTCCCTTTTTTTATGTTTCTTGTATAATTAGTAGTGAACGCCGAAAGGGTTCACAAAAAACAAACTCGCTTTTTAAGGAGCTACAATAATGACTAATCTTGCAACCTCAAGGTTTACATCTGCGGATTTTCCTGCCCTAATGGATAGGATTACTCGCAATAGTATTGGAATGGATGAATATTTTGATCGTCTGTTCAATCTTCATGAAACAACTTCCAATTATCCCCCATATAATCTTGTTCAAGTCAGTAGTGTTGAATCTCGTCTAGAAATTGCACTTGCAGGATTTAAAAAATCAGAAGTTAATGTTTTTACTGAATATGGGAAACTTTTTGTAGAGGGGCAAAAAGAAGACAAAGAAACTGATACTCAATATGTTCATAAGGGTCTTGCTCAAAGAAGTTTCAAGAGAGCGTGGACAATTGCAGACGACACTGAAGTCAAAGATGTAATTTTTGAAGATGGGTTGCTTTCAATTCAGTTGAGAAAGATTGTTCCTCAACATCATCAGAGAAAGGATTATCTCTAAATATTAGGTATCGTCGTCGCAAGGGGTCTGGTTGGCAAAATCCAACCTTGACCCCCATTTCTTTTTGTAGTATAATGTGTTGAAGGATAGAGATAAAAATGTCGATTAAACTTGCCCTATTAAAATCTGGTGAGACAATTATTTCTGATGTCAAGGAAATTGTTTCTGATGAAAAACCTTGTGGATACATTTTTAATAAACCATATAAGGTTCTTACAGAAAGGTCTATTCTTTTGACTGAAGATGTAGATTATGATGCTAAAATTGAAGTGTCTTTGTCGTCTTGGATTCTTTTGACACAAGACGATCAGATTTTAGTTCCGTTAGATTGGGTAGTAACGATTGTTGAACCACTCAATTCAGTTAAAAATCTTTATGAGGAAAGAGTAAATGGAAAAAACAGTTAAGTGCCTTTTGTTAAAGGTTGATAATGTAATCGTTACAGAGATTGTTGAGGTTGGTTCTGAACTTGGGGAACCAGATTGTAAACTGATTAATCCCTATCAAATTGACGCTGAAGGAAATTTAACTCCTTGGCCTGATGTGACCGATCAAACCGAAATGATGATTCACTCTGATAGCATTCTTACAATTGTAGATCCAAAAGAAGAAATTATTGAAAAGTATCTTGAATTAACTGCCTGATGAGATTTTATACCAACGTTCAGATGGTCGGGGATTACTTCTTGGTTCGTGGTTATGAAAATGGCAAACATTTTATGACCCGTGAGAAGTTTTACCCGACTCTTTTTGTCTCTTCAAAAAAGAAAACTAAATATCAAACTTTAACTGGAGAATATGTAGAAGAAGTTAATCCTGGAACTGTAAGGGAATGTCGTGATTTTGTTAAAAGATATGATGGGGTAGAAAACTTTAAGATTTATGGAAACACAGGATACATTTATCAGTATATTTCTGAAATGTATCCTGAAGAAGAAATCAAGTTTGACATTAATAAAATTAAACTAACTACTCTTGATATTGAGGTTGCTTCTGAAAATGGATTCCCCGATGTGGAATCTGCCGCCGAAGAAGTTCTTTTGATTACAATTCAAGATTATGCTTCAAAGCAAATTCGCACTTGGGGAGTTGGTCCTTTTCAAAACAAGCAAAAAAATGTGATGTATAAATCCTTTGCAACTGAAAGGGATTTGCTAAATGATTTTATTGCTTGGTGGATGACCGAAGATAATACTCCAGAAGTTGTCACCGGATGGAACATTGAATTATATGATATTCCATATCTTGTTCGTCGCCTCGATAGAATTCTTGGTGAAAAACTAATGAAGCGTATGTCTCCTTGGGGTCTTGTGACTGAAAGTGAGATTTATATTTCTGGTCGTAAACACATTTCTTATGATGTTGGTGGAATTACTCAACTTGATTATCTGAATCTTTATAAGAAATTTACTTATAAGGCACAAGAATCTTATCGTCTAGATTATATTGCAAATGTTGAACTGGGTCAGAAAAAACTTGACCACTCTGAATTTGACACTTTCAAGGATTTTTATACTAAAGGTTGGCAGAAGTTTGTAGAATATAACATCATTGACGTGGAACTTGTTGACCGTATGGAAGACAAGATGAAACTGATTGAACTTGCAATTACAATGGCATATGACGCTAAAGCAAATTATGCTGATGTATTTTCTCAAGTTCGTATGTGGG